AAGGTTAAAGGCTTAACAGCAGATTTAGTTCGTGAAGTATATCCAGAACTTTTAAATTAAACTTAGTAAATAGTACAACAGATGAAAAAGCACAGCAATATTCTTATGGAAGATTATACCGATTTCCAGCCTAGAAAAACCAAACAGATTAAGAAATTCAAAACGAATCAAGTTTCGTTTTCTGAGTTAGAGTATGACGATTTTCAACCAGCAAAGAAGAAAAAGAATGTCAATTTTAAACAGTATTAAAGACGTATATAACAGTATCCCTAAACAAGAACCTGTTAAACAAATTGTAACCCCGATGGATCCAGAATTATTGGGCAAAACTTTGGACCATCTTAACCAACAGCCTCAAATTGCCCCAAATATTACTAGGAAACCAGAAAAATGAACTTAAAAAATCTGATATTCCGTCAACACTATCTGATGGAATTGAGTTACTCATCAAGTAACAAAGCTAAACAAGCTTCAAAAGAGCAAGTAGTAACTTCTAAAACTTTATACCCCGAAGATTTCGCTGAAGCGATGTTCGGTATTTTCACTGAAAAAGATCTCAAAATTTAATCTAGGAATTTATATCATGACACAAATCGATAAAGATACATTAAAAGCTAACTTACAAAATGGAACCGGAACTATTGTCTTTACAAAAGCTGATGGTTCAGAAAGAACAATGAAATGCACTTTAAAATCAGATTTATTACCTGTGGTAGAGATTAAAGAAGGAGCGAAAGTTAAAGTAGAAAATCCCGAAGTATTATCTGTGTGGGACTTAGAAAATTTAGGATGGCGTTCATTTAGACTTGATTCAATTATTTCTGCTAATGTAACTTTATAAAGAATTGATGGGGGAGTTTTGCTCCCCCAAATTTTTAAGGTCTTCTAGTAAGCTCTTGTTTAGCAGTCATGCTAACATCTTTATGTTTATCGTTTGCTAATATATTAAGATGTTCTTTGGTTGCATTTGGATTTTTTGCGGCAGCTTGTCTAACATATGGAGACTTGTCTTTAATTAATTTATCTAAATGTTCTTTGTGTGGAGTGTTATCTGCTGCAGCAATTTTAACCATTGCCTCTTTATCGTTAATTAATTTATCAAAATGATCTTTATCTGTAGCTTTATTTTTTGCAACAGCTAGCCTAACATTACTACTTTTGTCTCCAGCTAAATGGTCTAAATGATCTTTCTGTGTAGTATTTCTTGCAACATTTAATCTTACAAAATCATCTGGATCATTAATAAATTTACCTAATTTTTCGTTATCGTTTTTATTGGTATGAACTATATTGGCTCTAATATTAGGGCTTTCATCAGAATTTAATTTATCTATATGTTCTTTATGCGGCGAATTTACTAAAACTGCTTTTCTAACGTGTTCGGATTTATCGTTAACAAGTTTATCAAAATGTTCTTTAGTTGTATTCGGATTATTTGCTACAGCTGCTCTAACTTTGTGGTCTTTATCATTAACAAGTTTATCTAGATATTTTTTATGCGATGTATTTTCTGCTACAGCTGTTCTAACGTCTTCATTTTCGTCATTACTAAGTTTATCAAGATGCTCTTTAGTTGCATTTGGATTAGTTGCAACGCTTGCTCTAATTTTTGGATCTTTATGCGTAATTGCATATTTATCTATATGTTCTTTATGTGGGGAATTTTTGAAAACTGTGTTTCTAACATGCTCGCTTTCGTCTTCGATAAGTTTATCAAGATGCTCTTTAGTTGCAGATTTATTGGCTGCAACACCTGCTCTAATATCTTCATCTTTATCATTAATTAATTTATCTAAATGTTCTTTACTATTTGTAGGGTCTGAAGCTTTTTGTACTTTATAGTGTCTAGAATTTTTGATAGCAGGAATTTTTTCTAATTCAGGGTTTCTGTGTATTAAATTATGGAAATCTTCGCCTTTAATTGTTTTATTATTTTCATCTTGAAATTGTCCATTTACTCCAACACCACCAATTCTTCTATGGGGAAATTGTTCTTTATGCATATGTAAAATATGAAAATTACCTCTAGATTTTTCGTTATAATGTTGAAACATATTTTTACTTCGATCTGCGATGGAAGTACACCAGCCTAATTTTTCTCCATTATCTTTTTTGCCTAATTCCTGAGCTGCTTCTGTTGTATGAACGTGATATGCAGTAAGATTAGGGCTATTGTGCACAACAGTAGAACCATTTACAACTTTAGAATTATTAATAGCTTTTACTTCCTCATCTTTTTCTTTATGTGGATGCATAGCCGTTTTTAATTCTGAAACTGATTTATATTGTTCTATTCTTTTCTTAGGTAATTTTGATTTGTATTTCTCAAAATTCTTTACTGTATCGTGCATATCATGAGCATCTTCTTGCTTTATCTCGCCTTTTTTATATTGGTCCATCATCCAACGAGTATGTTGGACATTACCGCCTGGAGTATGTTTATGAAAATGGTCAATAATATCAGCTGCAGATTTATGTTGTGCATCTGGATCGTGTTTAGTTGAGATATTTGTTTCTTGTGCTTTATAATCATCGATTTTAGATTCGTTTATTAAAAAACGTTCGATCATTAAAAAATGTTTAAATCTTAACATATAAGGGAATCCTATAAATAATGCTTGACTAATTTAAAAAAATATTATATAATATTTATACCATAAACTTTTAACAGTATTTTATGACAAAACACATTCAACAAACTTATCAAGTTCTTGACGAGATTGAACACATTAGAAAACGAACTGGCATGTATTGCGGTTCTACTTCTGTTCAAACAAGTCAAGAATGGGTGCTAAACAACACCACAAAGAAAATGGAAAAGCGAGATATTTCTTATATCCCAGCTTTTATTAAAATCTTCTCTGAAATTCTCGATAATTCAATTGATGAAGGAAAAAGAGCACCGGATACATTAACTCAAATTAAAGTAGATATAACTTTTGATGAAATTTCTGTTCAAGATGATGGAAGAGGTATCCCAGTAGTTCTTCATGAACAAACAGGAACTTATATCGCTGAAACTGTATTTTCAAATTTAAGAGCTGGTTCTAATTTTAACGATAATGAAGACCAATCGCTAATTGGAACTAATGGTGTTGGTTCGACGTTGACTAATGTTTTATCAACAAATTTTAAGATTGAATCTTGTGATGGTAAGAAAAAACTAACGCAAGATTTCTGGAATGGTATGCGCGAGCGTTCCGAGCCTATAATTAAAGATTTTACTAAAAATGGAACTAAAATTACGTTTACTCCAGATTATGAATTTTTTAAACTAAGTGGGTTAGATGCAGACCATATTCTACGAATTCAGAAAAAAGTAATAGATGCAGCTGCGAATAACTTAAACATTAAATTTTATTTTAATGGGGAATTAATTAGATTTAGATCTTTTGACGATTATGTTGCATTATATTCAGATAATTACTTTACCGATAATAGTAAAGATTGGAATGTTGGTATTACCGATTCTGATGGATTTGAGCAAATTTCTTTTATTAACTCAGTAGAAACCTATCAGGGTGGAACTCATGTTAATTATGTTGTTGATCAAGTAACAAATAAGTTACGCGAACATTTTAAAAAGAAACATAAAGTTGATGTAAAACCATCTGATATTAAAAATCATTTTAGAATTTTTATTGCAGGAACTGTTAACCGCCCTAGATTTTCCAGTCAAACTAAAGAAAATATGATTAGTCCTGCATCTGAATGGAAAACTTCATGGACTGTTAGCGATAAATTTATTAAAGGTTTATTAAAATCTGATATTATTCAGTCTATTTTAGACTGGGTTCAAGCTAAAGAAAAAGCATCTGAATTAGCTGAATTGCGTAAAGCTAATAAGAACTTAGATAAAGCCGATCCAAGAAGAGTTGATAAATTCCATGATGCTTCTACTAAACAACGTAGTGATGCAATGCTTTTTCTTGCTGAAGGAGATTCAGCTTTATCTGGTTTATTATCAGGTAGAGATCCAAAGACAATGGCTGCATTTCCGCTACGTGGCAAACCCATAAATGTAATGCCAATGGAATTAAAAGATATTCTTGAAAATAGAGAGTTTAAAAATATTATGACAATTACTGGGCTTCAGTTTGGGGTTAAGGTAAATTCTATTGAAGATATTCGATTTGGTAAAATTGTATTATCAACAGACCAAGATTTAGATGGGTTTGGTATTCGTGGACTATTGTTAAATGCTTTTTATAAATTTTGGCCAGAATTATTTTCCTTGGGTATTATCCATATTTTAAATACACCAATTGTCAAGGTTAAGTATAAAAAAGATACATTATCTTTTCATGATTTGACATTATTTGAGAAATGGAAAGAAAAACATGTTAACGAAAAATATGAGTCAAAATATTACAAAGGATTAGGAACTAGTTCTAGTAAAGAGTGGAAAGAGTATCTAACGGATTTATCTGGTAATTTGGAAAAAGTTGTTAGTGAAATTGGTGATGTGGATATTTTTACATTACAATTTTCTAAAGATACTGGTAGCGCTGATAAAAGAAAACAATGGTTGAATATTGAAGGATAATTATGAAAGAAATTACAATTGAAAGATTATTTCAGGAACAATACAAACCATATGCCAATTATGATAACGAACGGTCAATCGTTAATTTAATTGATGGATTAAAGATTACTCAAAGAAAAGTTCTTTATACATGTTTATTAAAGAATGTTAATTCTGAAATGAAAGTTGCGCAATTAGCATCTTCTGTTGCTTATGAAACACAATATCATCATGGAGAACAAGGAATAGCTGGGGTTATTTGTAATCTAGCTCAAGACTTTACTGGATCCAATAACTTAAACTGGTTAGATCCCATTGGTCAGTTTGGTTCAAGATTATCACCTGTTCCTGCAGCTGCTCGATATATTTTTACTAAATTATCGAAAAATTTTAGATTATATTTTCGTAAAGAAGATGATATTATCTTAGAACATTTATTCGAGGATGACTTTAAAATAGAGCCTAATTTTTTCGTTCCAATCCTCCCTGGAGTGCTTTTAAACAACTCGCTAGGAATAGGTACGGGTTTTGCTTCTACGATCCTCTCAAGAGATCCAAAGGAACTTGCAAAGTATATTAAAGCTAAACTCTCTGGAAGTTCAAAGAAATTTCAATTATTACCACATTTTCGCGGATTTAAAGGTAGCGTAACTCGACTTGATGATAATAAGTATCAAATCAAGGGTTCTATCTCTAGAATTAATGCTACACAGGTAAAGATTACTGAATTACCAGTAGGAATGTATCTTGATGATATTAAGAAACAGCTTAATAAATTAGTAGAGAATAATTCTATTAAAGATTATGAAGATAATTCAACGGAAGAAGGGTTTGATATTGATGTATTTTATCAGCGCGGAATTCTTAATTCGCTGGAGGATGATACTATTCTTGAAAAATTAAAGTTAGTTACAACAGTAACAGAGAATTTAACCTGTTGGTTGCCTACTGGTAAATTAAGAAAGTTTGGATCGGTTAATGAAATTATTGATTATTTTATCGATTGGCGTTTAGGTAAATATACAGATAGAATTAATAAATTAATTGAAATCCTTGATAATGATATTATTGATTTAAATGAACGAGTAAGATTTATCTATTTTTATCTAGGTAATGTTAATAAATTTAAAAATGCTTCTAAGATTGAATTATTTAGTATTTTAGAAGAAAATAATTTTGACAGTAAATTATTAGATATGAAAATTTGGAATTTAACTGGCGATAGAATTATCGAGTTAGAGCAAAAGGTTAAATCTTTGGTTGAGCAAAAGGTTGAGTTGCAAGAAACAACAAATATTGTATTATACGCAAAAGAATTGGAGCAAATATGAGTGTAAATTTAACGCCAAAAGAGATGTCAGAATTACAGGGTAGATTTTCTACCGTGATGATTAATGAAACTATTAGTAATGATACTATTGTTTGTACTTTATCTACGGGTAAGGTGGTAAACGGAGTAGTTACTGAGAACGGAGTTCAAATTAAATCTGTTTCTGAATTATTATTCGGGTAAATAAAAAATGGGAGCGAAAGCTCCCATTTCCTTTATTGCATTTTGGCTAATCTTTCTTTAGCAATCGAACTTACAGTTTGCGCGTCATCATTTGCTAAATGTTGTAAATGTTGTTTGGTAGCTAAAGGGTGAGCAGCAACAACTTTTCTTACTAATGAGTGCGGGTCTTTTATAGCTTTATCTAAATGTTTTGTGGTTACAGTTTTAGGTCGAGTTAATGCAAGTTCCCGTGTAGTTACGCTTCTATTGTCAGTATTATTTAATACTTTATCAATATGATCAGAATTTATTTTTGGATGCGTTATTGCATTATTTTTTATATTTCCTATTTTATCATCTAATGCTGTATGTAAATGGTCTTCATCAACATTAGGATGTTTTATTGCTTTATTTCTTACTTCCCAATTTTCGGAATGTAATCCATCATGAATATCTTTTTTAGATGCTGTTGGTGAGTCTAATTTTTTATTTGAGATATGATCATCGTATGCTCTTTTAACTGGGGCAATTTTCTTTACGTCTGGATTTCTATGAACAAAGTCTTCTAATCTATCGCCTTCAATTGTTTTATTATTTTCATCTTGAAATTGTCCTTCTACTCCAACGCCACCAATTCTTCTATATGGAAATTGTTCTTTATGCATATGTAGGATATGGAAATTACCTTCAGACTCGTCATTATAATGATTAAACATATTTTGATTTGCATCTGGATGAGAAGTACACCAACCCAATTTCTCGCCTTTTGGTGATTTACCTAATTCCTGAGCTGCTTCTGTTTTATGCACGTGATAAGCCGTAGCATTTGGACTATTATGAATAACAGTTGAACCTTTATTAATTTTATCTTGATTTACAGCTTTTACTTGTTCATCTTGTTCTTTATGCGGATGAATAGCTGTTTTTAATTCCGAAACAGATTTATATTGTTCAACTTTTTTCTTCGGAAGATTATGTTTGTATTTTTCAAAATTAGTCAACGTATCTTTCATATCAGGAGCATCTTCTTGTTTCATTTCGCCTTTTTTATATCGGTCAACCATCCATCGAGTATGTTGGACGTTGCCATTAGGAGTATGTTTATGGAAGTGATCGATAATATCCGCAGCAGATTTATGTTTTCCTTCTAAATCATGTTGAGTAGAAATATCTTTTTCTTGAGCTTTATAGTCGTCTATCTTAGCTTCAAGTAAAGAAATGAAATGTTTAAATCTTATCATATGGAGATCCTAGAAATAATGCTTGACTTTTTAATATATGTATGGTATAATATATTTATAAATTTAGAATAAATGCTTTAAGTCTGGGAAAACTCTACTTGCTACACATATATCATATTCTTTTTTATTTTTAATATTGCACAAAAATAAATCTTTCTTTTTATGTTTTTTATTTGTTGTTCCAAGGTTAAACCCATCTGGTATTTGATCATCTTTGCCTATTTGAATATTAATTATATTATTTGTGATCCAAGTATATTGATAATTTTTTAAATTTAATTTACCATAAATCCATCCAGTAGGTATTTGTTCATTTTTGTGTATTTTATTATTAATTATTCCGTTATTTATCCAGACTTTATTTTTATTATGACTTTTATCTCCAGATATTTTTAATGAGAATTCTAATTTTCTTTTATCTGACCACCTATTATTCCAATTAGGATTATTTTCTCCAATACAATTTTGTAATTTATATTCATCAGTAAATACTTTACCTGAACCTCCTTCGCCGCCGTCAGTTAGATTTAAAAGAATTCCAGTTCCTAGATCTTTTCTGCCATGCCAACGAATTAATCTTCGTTCAATAGCAAAAGCGCCAGTTTCGGTGAGATTTGATTCTATAACAATAATTAACGATTTATCTTTTGGTAATTTTATTCTTCCATGTTTTGCATATGCCCGTTTTCCTTGACCTTTTCCAATATAATATGGAGTTCCTGCTTTTGCAGTTATTGAATCTTTTGATCTGAGATAGGCGTAAACGTAAAAAGATTTTTGTTTTGTATAAGTATTTGTGCTGGGCATTACAGTCTCCTGATTGTTGTAGAAATGTTTAGAGCTTATGGGTGGTGAGACACCGCGATAAGCATTTTTTCCTTGACTTTATACTACTTTTATAGTATAATTTTATTTATAGTAATTAATATTTTTAATATAGGATTTTTTGTCATGGCTATACTTATTGATTTCCACCAAGTAGTAATTAGTGGATTGCAATCTCAAGTTGCATCAAATAGAATTAATGTTTTAAGTAAAGATTTATGTCGGCACCTAGTTTTAAACTCGATTAGATCGCATATACATAAATTTAAAAAAGAATATGGTGAAGTAATTATCTGCTGCGACTCCAGAAAATACTGGAGAAAAGAAGTATTTCCATTCTATAAAGCAGGAAGAAAAAAAGCACGAGAAGCATCTAAATTAGACTGGACTGTTATTTTTGAAGTGCTTGATGAAGTTCGCGAAGATTTAAAAATTATTTTTCCGTATAAAGTGGTGCATGTTGAGCGAGCTGAAGCTGATGATGTAATTGGTACATTAGTTCCTAGAATTAGTGCTCATGAAACTGTAATTATAATTAGTTCTGATGGCGATTTTAAACAATTACATCAATATTCTAATGTTAAACAGTATAATCCAATGTTAGGTATTTATGTTAAATCAGAAAACCCTCAATTAGAGTTAAAGGAAAAAATATTAACTGGTGATGCTGGAGATGGTATTCCATCGGTATTATCTAATGATGATGTATTTGTTGCGGGTATTCGTCAGAAACCTTTAACAGCTAAGAAAAAAGCTGTTATGTTAACTGAAGATTTTAATAATCCAGATATTGAAAATTATCGTAATATTCAGAGAAATAAATTATTAATTGATTTGACTATGACTCCCCAGGATATCAAAGATGCCATCGTTGAACAGTATGAAGCTCCAAAAACAGGTTCAAAACAGATGTTGATGAAGTATTTTATCGAAAAAAAGCTAACTCGATTATTAGAAGTCATTGACGAATTTTGATGTACCATAAAAACCAACTATAAAGGTTGGTTTTTATAAATAAACTTAACTTGGATTGATGTTTAATTCAAGCTAAACTTTTTTTAATTTTCCCTTGGTTAGGAGAATAATATGTCAGCTACAGTTGAAACAGTAAAAGCAGAAGTTGCAGAAGCACCGCTTTTAAACAAAAGAAATATGTTGTTAGGCGCAGCTTTGTATATTGTATTTTATGGTTGGGTTCGTTGGTATGAGGGTGTATATGGATGGTCAGCTGGTTTAGATTCATTTGCTCCAGAGTTTGAAACATATTGGATGAATTTCCTTTATATTGAGATGGTACTTGAGGTATTAACTGCATCAGTGTTGTGGGGTTATATCTGGAAGACTCGCGATCGTAAAGTAATGTCAATTACCCCTAGAGAAGAATTGAGACGTCATTTTACTCATTGGGTATGGTTAGTAATGTATGGTATTGCAATTTATTATGGTGCTTCATATTTTACTGAACAAGATGGTACATGGCATCAAACAATCGTTCGTGACACTGATTTTACTCCAAGTCACGTTATTGAGTTTTATCTAAGTTACCCAATTTATATTATTACTGGTGTAGCTTCATTCTTATACGCTAAAACTCGTTTACCAACCTATCAAAAAGGATTACCATTACAATATTTGGTATCTGTAATTGGTCCTTTTATGATTCTTCCAAACGTAGGTTTGAATGAATGGGGTCATACTTTCAAAACAGGAAGCTCATTATAGCAATATAATGATGAGAACTCTGTGAAAACGGTGAACATCCAGAACGGACAATACCGTGCCAAGCCTAGAAATAGGAAGGTGTAACGACTATTCCGAAAGGAAGTACACTCAAGTGAGTGGAAGCGCAGGGCAACCCACGTGGTTGATGAGATAGTCTGCTCTAACTGGGAACAGTTAGCAGTTCATAAGAGAACGATATAAGTGTAACGAACTTATATGAACATAGGCTGGTTTATGGAGGAGTTATTTGTTGCTCCTTTGCATTATGGGTTTGTATTTTTTGGATGGGCTGCGCTTGGTGTATTAGGTGTAGTAAATATCGAAGTACAAGCTATTTCTAAATTATTGAAAAACGATTTAGTTTAATCGATAAAGAAAAGGGGCTTAAGCCCCTTTTCTTTTTTTACAATTATTAAAATGGTATCTTGTCATATTTCCGCGACCTTGTTTATTACAATGCGGGCATGTTAGTATATCATTTTTATTATATTTTGGGTTTTGTTTACAGTTAGTAAAATGAAACCTTGTCATTACTGCTTTATTTCCAGACAATAAACAATGCGGGCATATTACTGGAGTCATTGATTGTTTAGCTAACGATACTTTTTTATTATGTTCAGCAGTTTTAGGTTTTTTCATCCTTAATTTCGTTAGTTCTGACTTAGGTATTCCTTTTGCTACGTTTGATAATTTTAATTTATGTTCTACAGATAATGATATACCTGTATTATCGAATCTTTCTATTGCAAACGAACAATTAATATATAAAGGCGATTTAACTACATTTAATTGTTTTTGAATTTTTTCTTCTTTGCAATATGCTTCTTTTCGTGTATAATGCGTTGAAATTATTTTAGTTTTAAATAATGCTGGATTTATTTTTCGTTCTGATTTCCATATATCTTTATATTTTATAGAACATACAGATCCATTATAACCTTTTGCTATGTTAGTTAACGAAGATGATCCAATATAGAAAGGCGGTAATTTATTCCCGTAATAAATTGTAAGATATACACAATACTTATAAATACTCATGCTGATACTCCTTAGAAGTGTTAGAATCAGCGGATACTTGCAATATCGCGGCTGATATATTATTTATAATATTTAGCGACAAAAACTTTAAATTAGTTCTTAGAAAACTAATTCTATAAATATTATTAAGTAACCACGAGGAAATATTTATGGAATTAGACGAAAGAAAAAGTCCGCTTACTCTTAAATGCTGGAAAAATTACCACAAACAAGGCACTAAGATGAAAGGCGGCAAGCGAGTTAATAATTGCGTTCCCAATGAAAGCGTTGAATTAACGCCTGAAGAAATGTTTGATATGATTGAAAGTACCGTTGAAGAATATGCAACTGACAATGGGTTTGCTAGCGAATACCTTTGGGAGTTATATGATGTTATTAGTGATAATGAGTTATTGGAATATGCAATTGATGCAAAAGGTCACAAAAGTTCTGCTGGTGGGTTAACTCAAAAAGGTGTTGATGCGTATAGAAGAGAAAATCCAGGAAGTAAACTTAAAACTGCTGTGACTACTCCACCAAGTAAATTAAATCCAGATAGCAAAGCTGCAAAAAGACGTAAAAGTTTTTGTGCTAGGATGGGTGGTATGCCTGGAGCAATGAAAGATGACAATGGAAAGCCTACTCGAAAAGCATTAGCTTTAAGAAAGTGGAATTGTTAAACTAAAAGGAGCTTTTTGCTCCTTTTTTATTCTGGAGGTATTATGGAAAATGTAACTGTAGCAGACGAATTCGGTGTAGTAATGATAGCAATTATATCAACAATTGCTATATTAATGTATGTCTTAGATTGCGATTGCGATGACTGTTAATTTTTATAATAGTTACAAAATTTAGTTATTTCTTCTTCGGATAAATTATTTTTAGCTCGATTAGCTTTTACTGATATAATTAGTAGATTATCTATTTCGTATCCTTTCGAACTATCAATTCTATCGAAACTATAACTATCATCTTGAGGTTTGTTTCTATGCCATTTTAACGGTATATTCAACACAGGGCAAGAAATTGGAAAACTTATATTATTTAACTCAGATAAAGTTAATGTAAAATTTATATTTCTTTTTTTAGCTGATGATTTTAAGTTATTATAGATCTGTTTAATTTCCGGTGGTTTTATTTTATATTCCATAGTTTTGCATTTAAAATAAATATATCTATAACAACATAAAATAGGATTCTTATGAAACACTACTTAAAAGAAATTTATGATGAAGAAATACATGATGGTTTTATGTTTATCTTAGATGAGAATGAACAATTAGATATTTCAGCATTTACATATAAAGATAATGCTCAACCAATTGAAAAACATGAATTAGGATTTAAGTATCATATTATAACATATAAAGAAACAATTGACGGGGATGTAGTAGAACCTGATATGTTTGAAGCAATTTTAGGTAATCCGCATCATTATATTGCAAATTTACTTAAAAGCGGATTCTTTGGAACGATTTGTAAGAAAACAAAAACATCAAGTGAACTTGCCAATACAATGTATGAAGATTTAATAAACATGGTAACAGAAGACGATGAATACGCAAGTGCATAAATTAATTGAGGAATATTTTCCTAATGACAAAGAAAAAGCCCTAGCATTTGTTCGAGCTATTTCTCATGGAATCAATTCCGAGATACAAAGATTTTCAACTGAAGAATATAAAAAATTTACATCTAGTACAAATAATGAGATTAAAGGAAGTTCGTATGTATTAGGAGTTAGCGATGGAGCTGATATTTGTATTAGTTTAATACAAGATATGCTTGACGAATAGATAGTTTTATAGTATAATTAATTTGTTGTTTAACTAAAGTGAGGTATTAAAATGGCGTCAACTGTTGAAATTAAACGTTGTAACTGTACTGGCGGAAAAGCTGCTGAATATCAAGATGCAACTTATGGTAAAAATATGCGAGTTATGAACGAAGACCAAAAGAAAGGATATACTTGTACTGTCTGCGGCGCGAAACATAAGTAATCATTCTACAATAATAATATAAGTTATGTATATTTAAGCCAGAAGCGCAATACTTCTGGCTTTTTTTATATTATTACTTTTTACTTTTTTTGGCTGCTTTTGCTACTGTTGAAACTTTACCTGCTACATCTGCAATTTTAGCTTCACCTTCAGATGCCGCCACAGTAGATATTTGTTCTGATACTGCGCCAACTAAATCTCCTGAAGTATTTACTTCCTCGCCAACTTTTGCAGCTGCATCGCCTGCTTTTTGAGTTAAAGCCACTAAATCTGCATGACCAGTTGCTACTTCCACTGTTGTTGCTATTGCTGTTAATGTTGGAGCTGCTTTACCTAATCCAACAAATGCCTCTTTTATTTTACTAAAAAAACTCATTTTATTTCTCCTTTGTATCTTCTTTTAGGAATATCCCTGCTATAGCAAATACTGCAGATAATCCATTCATTACATTATTCCACATTTGATCCGAAATATTAGTTCCAAATACGGCAAATATCGCAGCTAATGCGGCATGACTACTTGGTTCTCTTAGTCGACTATAAACATAAAATAGTTTATTATATTCGCCTTGTAGAGTTCTTGGTTCTTTTATATATGCTAGTATTTTATTCATCACTTTCTCCAGTTTTTTACTTCTATTTATATAAACTAAATAAATTGGGATTAATTATTAAAATAGGATTTTATGTTAAATTGGCTTGGTACTGTAAACTTTCTTATCGCTGGATCTTTAATTGCAACAAATATTGAACCGTATACAAAATATGCATTTATTTTCTTTTTGATAGGGCATGGATTATGTTTAATAAATGCATATTGTAAAAATATTGCATCATTAAAATTGCGATATTCTTTTTTCTGTGTAATAGATTCTTATGGGATCTACAATTGGTTTACATAAGGAGATATTATGATTTCGCTTTGGATTGCTGCGTTTTCTGTTATACTCACATATTTTTTAATTGAAACTTTGTATAAAGATAATGAATAAAAAAAGGAGCTTTACGCTCCTTTTGCTTTTGGGATAGTAGGCGTCTTACAATAAGAATCAACCATTTTTCTAGCTGCATCTGGTGTCATTTTATGATCTTTTACTACAGCATCAACTGCTTTTTTAATATGTTTTTGTTCGACAGGCGCAGCACCAGAAGCAAAAATTGGACCAATATGGTATTTAATTGTTTGCTGAACGTCTTTTACTGAACCTTCATATAATTGTCGAAATTCTCTAAAACTTTTCATTTATTTTTCCTAAAAAGGGGGATTTCTCCCCCATATCAATTAAGATCTTGGATCTTTATAGATTGATGTATTTTGTTTTGGTGCGGGGAACTTTTTAACTACATCATGAACCGCGTCAAAATGTTTAGGTGATTTTTGCATGTGAGCCATAACTTCTTGTCTTTTTTGTGGTTTTAATCCAGCCATAAAGCTATTAATTCTTTTTGCATCGCCATGTTGAAGAGTAACAGATCCTTGTCTTAAATCAATATCTCTGTGAGCATTTGGTTTTGACATTTCACCTTTAGCTGCACGAGCTGCTAATCCAGCTTGAACTCTTTTGTCATCAGGATTTTCTTTTTCATCATCAGATAATGGATTATCATCAATATCTTCAGCTGTTTTTAATTTTCCATGAAGAGATTTACTAAATGAATCATCATCTACTTCAGCATGTTTTTCATCTTTATAATCATCATCTTCTTTTGGTTTTTTCATTTTACTAATTGTTTTGCTGTAATCATCATGATCATTGTCATCATCATCGTCGTGTGATTCTTGAATACCAAATACTCGTTGAGCAACACCAATTTTAGATTCTTCTAATCTGGCTGCAATTTTAGACGAGATAATATCAGTAAATGATTGTGTAGATTCAACTAAATTACCTGATAAGATAGTTTCAATCATACCTTGAATAGATTCTCTTGTTACTTGCATATCATCATGTTCTTGACCAGAACGACGAGTTGCAGGTTTGTTTCTAGCAAGATAACGAGCATCATGTTTTTCTGGTGGTTCGCCGGCATCTTTGCGTTCCTGCGCTCTTAAACGCAATAAATCACCTAATTCATCTTTTTTCTGTTTTTTAGGGCGACCATAACTACCTGTATATGCTTCTTCGACTCCACCTTTATATTCTTTAGCTTTTTGTGCGTTAATAAAGTCTTTTAATGAAGAATCAGGATTCTTTTTCATAAACTTATCATAGTTTGCTTTGAATTTAGGGTGTTTTGGATTATGTAGTTCGTATGGACCAGAACCTTCTTCTAATTCTTCTTCTTCCTCGAAATCATCTTCATCTAGGTCAAAATCATCTGGGTCGTTGTATAAATTACTCATTTTTGTATTTCCTTGTACGGTTAATTAATTATTATTTATATATTTATTTAGTTTTTGTCGTTATAAAATGCTGCAATAGCTCTTTGACGGCGTTTTTCTTTAGAGTCGCCTTCGAATCTAGAGTCATCTGATTTTATGAAATCATCTATATATGCTTTTACGCCCATAGAAGGATTTAAAACTTCATTTAATGCATCTTCAATCGCTTCTTCATTACATGCAGTATCGCATTTATTGGTATATTTTTTAGCTCTTAGTTTTTTAAAATCGTCAGAGTCTAATTTACCATTTTTGTTTTTATCTAAATCTTTGTCATATCTTTCAGAATAAACTGCTTTTTTAGCTTCAAGTAATCTAGATGCGATTTTACTTGATAAAACAGCTTTAAATGAATCAGTTGATTCGACTAAATTGTTACCCAAGACATTATCTAACATTTCGCCAATAGCTTTTTCATCCCAATGCGGGTTATCTTTTGCTGGATTCACTTTTTTTTCCTTTTTCGGTGTAGTTGTTTTTTTAGTTGACGCTTTTTTTGGAGCGGTAGCTGTAACTTTGTCTGTAGGTTTTTCATGTAAAGCTGATTTTGGTCCTTCTTGTTTTACCAATACTTTTGTCGTTTTATCTATTTTTCTTGAACCAGCTTTAGACCATTGACTAAATCTATATAAATGCTTTCCATCTTTATCGTGTGCATCAATATGAACCGTTCCGCCACCTTTTGATATATTAAAATGATGCGTATTATCTAATATATTATTTAAGTGTGTAGAATGATCTTCGAAATGATGGCTATCTGCTTGATTAGTTTTTGGATTAATCGTCATTGCAGCTCTAACAGGAACCACGTCAGGAGAAGATACCGAAGCTTTTCTTCTAATATAATTTGAAATTTCTTTTGTTGAACCTTTTTGTGTTTCTCTATTATTAATTTCCGATAATGCGCCGTGTAATTCGTTTGCTACATTAGAATTTCTTTGTAAATTAGCTTGTTCAACAGCTTGCAATTTTTTATGAACATTTGGATGAGAAGATCCTGGTTTTGCTTTTTCAGCATCTTCGTGTTCTCTATATTCTCTTCCTCTAGCATTATCAGATTCGTGGCTATAATGATTTCTTACTTTATCTACAAAATTATCAATATGTTTTGACGAATCATTATGAAATTTATCTGCAATATCTTGATATTCAGGAGATAATTCTCCTCTATTTTGTTTACCGAATACAGTATTATGCGTATTATTTTTTAATGTTGGTTTTGCTCCTTTTTTGGAACCCCATTTCATTGAAATACCAACGTGTTTTGTATTTCCATCTTTATCTTTAATTGATGCCATTCCATCAAAATCGTCACCATCTTTGTTTTGTTGACGATTTTTATTATCACCATGTTTTTTCATAAATTCGTTAGCATCACCATCTTTAGATGTCCATGAAATATTATGTAAAGTTTCTGGATTTAAGCCTTGTTCTCTTAAATGATGATGTAATTTATTTACATGTTCTACTGAATTTTTAAAATGATTAAATAATTCATCATGCTCTATTTTATGATTATGTTGATGAAATACTTGATGAGGTCTTTGTCCGTCTTTATCTCTAAAATGTTCTGGCATTTCCTCATTAAAATTTGCAGTAGCAATATGGTTATCGTAAAAATGTCGTAACTCGTCATGATTCATTTTAAGTAAATTTGGATATTCTTTACCAGATTTACGTTTTATTGCTCCATGATGTCTTGCCATATGATTCATAACACCTAGAGACATTAATTCATGTCTGACTCCATTAGTATTTGCGGCTGCGCCAGCTTTACTGTTTTCTTTTGCTTCAGTTAGGAAAGATTTAAATCTTAACATATTGATTTCCTTTGTTGAATGTTATATCTATATATTTATTTAAACAAATGCTTGACTTATTAATCTTTATACGTTATAATTATAATGTATAAACGATTAAAAAAGGAAAAATAATGAGAGGGAATTCAAAAATTATTATAAATTGTTCTTATTGTAATATAGAATATTTAAAATATAAAAAACAAGTTAAACCTAATAATTATTGTTGTAGGCGATGTAAAGATTTACATCAAAAAGTATTATTTTCTGGAGAAAATAATCCAAATTTTAATAATAAATGGAACGAAGAACAGCGAAGAATGGGGTCAGAAATATCTAAGAAAAGATTTGAATCTGAAGAAATGAGGTATAAAGCTGGCTCAGCGAATAGAGGCAAAAAATTTTCTAAAGAAAAAGTATCTAAGATGCACGATCATAGAACTTCAGAAAGTTATTCTAGAAAACATACTTCCGACAGTAAAATTATAATAGGAATAAGATCTAAAGAAAAGTTTACCGAAGAATATAAACAAAATCATAGACAAACAATGGAAAAACTTGGTTATTGGATTCCATTAATCGACAAAGATCCATATAAAATATATTACGAAGATGCAAATTGGATTTGTTCAATGATAGAATATTTTTCTGAATATGAACAAGAACAATTAACTTTATTTGGTATATTTAATAGAAATAATACAAATGGTTGGGTTAGGGATCATATTTTACCTAGAAATATTGGGTATGAATTTAAAATACCATATCAGTTATTACGGCATCCCGCTAATTTACAATTTATTCCGCATAATATGAATATATCTAAAGGTTTTTCTGACAGGAAATTATTATTTGAAGATAAAATAGATTTAATAGATGTATTGTATAAAAAAATACTATCTTTTGATAAAACTTGGGTAGAACACAAATTTTGTTTACATTTTATAAATGAAGGAGGTTAATCTGATGGCTGAAATTTTTTTCGCGTCAGATCAGTGACAACATTTTGGTCACAAAAATATTATTAAATTTACGGATGAAAATGGCAATAGATATCGTCCATTCGATACACTAGAAGAAATGTACGAAACTATCATTTATAAACATAACTCAGTTGTTGGTAAAAATGATATCGTTTACTTCTTAGGAGATGTTACATTTAACAAAAAATATCTTGAATTATTAGATGAAATGAATGGTGAGAAATATCTTGTAAAAGGTAATCACGATTCTTGCTATCCATCAGTATATCTAAAATACTTTAAAGATTTATATGGTGTAATTAAGAAACACGATTTTGTATTAACACATGTTCCTGTTCATCCATCGCAATTAGACAGATGGAAATTGAATATTCATGGACACTTACATGCTGATATGATTATGTTAGATGGAGTCCCTGATACCAGATATTATAATGTTTCTATGGAGGCAATTAATTTTACTCCTGTAAATTTAGATATAATTAAACAATTTGTTGAGACTAGAGATGCTTAAATTAAAAGATAATGTTAAAGTTTTACAAGTACCGAAAAATTCAATTGATTTTTCTTTTGAGAAATTATCATTAGCAGGTAAACAAGTTAATGTTGTTGGTATGTGTTGGGATGCAGTGTTTAATGAATTTTTATACGCTGTTTATGATAATAGATTAAAAGTTAATCAGTGGTTTCGTGAGAAATATTTAAACTTAGTTGAGGAAGAAAATATGCGTGAATTTAAAGTTGGTGATCGAGTTCGGGTTGTTCGGAAAGTTGAACGAGAAAATGGCTGGGAAAATGGCTGGTTGCCTGAGATGAATATGGCAATTAATACTAGTTATGTTTTTACTATTGCCGACATTTCTAAAGAAGGCATTTATTTTAAACAAAATTGGAGCGATAATATTGAAATTCGTGGATATAGTTTAGGATATCCTCCAAGTTCGTTAGAATTAGTTGAATCTGTTGAATCAAAAATTGCAACAAGTACAAACTTTCAGTATTTAAATGGTGCTAAATTAGGTTCAGGTGGTCCTTTAAGCGATTTATGTTTAACTATCCTTACAACTATAACTAAATACCCTGACGGGACTGCTAAGGTCGACTGGTCGGTTGCATTTAAGCATCCAAAAGATAAGTTTAACAAAGAATTGGCTCGTCAGGCTGTGTTAACTAAAGAAACAAAAGAATTAATATTAAGTAAAGGATTTAATCGTAATGAGATTATATTAAAAATACTTGCTGATTTATTGTACCATGATGCATATTTGTCTAGTCAATATAGAGCATATGTGTTATTTTTAGTTGCACAATATTCTACTAACATTTTAAGAAAGGCGTTATTCAAATGAGTGAAAGTACAGTATCTTTATATCGCAGCGAATTAGAAGATATCGCTAAAGTGTTAAAAAAATTTCCAGAAGCTGAAAGTCTAGACATTACCGTTGATAACAGCAGCGGGATTGGTAAAATAACTGATATTGTTATTCCTAATGTAGAAATTAATGGAGCTACAGGTGATTTGAAGATTTCAATTACTGGTGTTGATCATTGGTAAATAACTTGGGGAGCCATGGCTCCCCTTTTTATTACCTAAATATTCTAAATATACATTTAGGTACTTTAGATGAACGAACTAAACGATTTTTTAAACCTGATTTCTGAAGCAAAACGAGAATCTATCACGCCAAAAAAAGAAATCTTAGGTTTATCTGAAAAAATAAAACATAATTCTTTTTTTAACTTGTTGGAAAATACAACTCCGGAACTGTATCCGGAATTACAACCAATTGTAGAACCAACTCCTCCCGAAATAATCCAAGAAGAATTTATAGAAGAAAAAGTCACTAAGAAAGATTTAACTGATGCTTCACATTATAATAGATTATTTAAAACTAATGTAGACTTGTTTAATCAACCCAAACTTCCTGCAGTTGCTCCAGAAATAAAGGCTTTAACTGATAAAATTCAGTATATGGAAAATTGGTTAACTAAAATTTCCATGGCTGGCGCAGGTGGCGGTGAAGTAAATTTTCGTTGGTTAGATGATGTTGATAGATCTAGTATCTATGCTGGAAGATATCTTAGATATAATAGTACAACAAAGTTATTTGAATTTGCTGAAGTAAATCCACATGATGTTGTGTATACAACTAATTACATAACATCTTCAAGCTATGTAATCGATGGAGATGAATATTACGTTGGCATTAATTATGCGGGTCCAGTTACAATTACTCTTCCCGTAACACCTAATTCCGGTAGATCTCTTGTGCTAAAAGATGAATCTGGAAACTGTGCAAATAATCCAATTACTGTAGTAGGAACTGTAGATAATGATCCCGCAGGCTTTACACTACAAATTAATAATGGGTCAATATCGTTAATCTATAGAGATGGATGGAGAATTATCTAATGTCGTACTTGTTTATAAACAATCAAGAAATAAAAAATGATATAGGTAATCCTATACCAGTTACTATAAGCGGTGATGTAGGTGAATTACATTCAATAAATAATCATGCGTTAGCATCTCATCGTGGTTGGGTTATGGATGACACGATGAGACCTATGATTAGTATTCGAATTAATCCGACTGGAACTAGTTCTAATAATTTAATGAAAATTATTGAATATGAACTTGGGAATAATAATGCTGCTCAAAGCACTATTATGTATGAATGGTATGAGGGAGACTTAACTATTAGTGGAGCAACTATTCCAGGTTGGACTAATATTAATTCAAGTTCATATGCACAGTATCGCATTTATCAAGATCAATATTCTACTAATGTAGGTAATACATTTACCATACCAAATGGAACAATTATGCGCCATAGTGGACTTATTATCGGTAAAAATGTACAAGGAGACGAAATTGATAAACCGTTAACTGGTGGAATTGATGGAAAAATGCTTACATTATGTTTAAAACGTTTAGATAATGCTACAGAGTTAGATTTATGGTTTGCTATTACAATTAAAGAGTTATTATAATGACAGCATTAAATTTCCCTATTAATCCAGAAACAGGGAATACCTATGCTGGATACATATTTGATGGAGAAAAATGGGATCCAATTTCAGCAGCTACAACTCCACCTAATTAAATAAAAAGAGGACAAGGAAGTCTATGATAACGAAAATAACTTGTTTTGAATGCGACTCAGAATATCAAATTCACTCTCAACAGGGATGCCTTACCGATGATATTAGGTATTGTATCGTATGTGGTAGTGAAATTGAAACGGAAATTGATGACGAAGAAGAAATTGAAGATGAAGAATAACCCTAAGTAAAGTTATCTTAACTTGAATAGGTAAAAATCAATGTGGCTTTACTACAACGAACCATTAACTGCTCCCCCAGAAAAAGCAATTGGGTTTGTTTATCTAATTACCAACACCCAAAATAACAAAAAATATATTGGTAAAAAAGTTTTCCATTTTAGTAAAACTATCCAGAAGAATTTAAAAAAGAAAAAAGTAAAGGTTGAATCCGATTGGAGAACATACACCGGATCCAACGACGATTTAAATACTGATATAAAAACAAATAACCCAGAATTAAAGAAAGAGATATTGGAAATTTGTCATTCCAAGTCTCAACTCTCTTACTTGGAAGCCTATTATCAGTTCATCAACAACGTACTAATAGACTCAACCTATTATAATAATTGGATATCAGTGAAAGTAACACGTCGTCACCTAACAAAATATAAAATAATGCTTGACGAATCTAATTCCATATAGTATAATAAAGTAAATCTAAACTCTATCGAAACTCTGTATGGAACTAATTCTACTCCTGATTGTTATTATTCTACTAATCCAATCTAATAATAATGCTCTTTCTCTTCTTGCCTCTATTGTTATTCTCGGTGTCGCTGCCTATGCGATAATCTGGGTCGCTGCTCTTGTCTTTGTTGTTTTCTTC